AATAAAATGGTGCCTAGGAATGGATAATAAGATAATAATATTCTAATTTAGACTATATCGTAATATATTCTAAATTATCTGTTTTTTGTCTGTTGTAAGAAAAAAGCGATATATTTCAACCGCTTTTATTTTTTCTATTTTCTTAGTTTTGGATAGAACACATCAATTGTATCATATCCGTCATCTGTTTCTTTTATAACGTTTACTTTCTTCGGGAAATCACCTTTTAAAACTTCTGTTTGATTTTCAACGAATGATTTTAATTCTTCTAAATCTTCTTTATCGATATAGCCACATTTGAAAGAATCTATCATATCTTCGCTATCTCCTACGATTTTATAACTTTCAATTTCTACTAAATATTCACCTGATTCTTTTATAAAGCTTAACCCTCTTATTATTCTTTCTTCTAATCTTGACATTTTTAAAACCTCCATTTTTTTATTTTTAATTAAAATTTCTAGTTCTTCAAGTTCTTCAAGTGTGGCCATTTCGTTTATAAAAACTCTAGCACGACTTTTATATGTACTATGCTTAGTTTTTTCTTTTCCTTCTTCTGTTGCTCTGTACCTTTTGTTAGCTTCATTCTGTTGCTCCTGGGTTTTATAACCCTTTCTTTTTTTTTCTTCCATTTTATCCTCCTTATATTTGGAGGGGCTTTTATCACCCCTCTATTATAATATAATTATCGTATAAACAACTAAATTCATTATTGTTATAAACTCTAAACATTTTATTATTTTGATTATACATTCTGATTAAGTGTTCTCTATATTCTCCAGTTACTTCAAATGGCGTTTTTACTTGCGAGCAGTACCCACTATCTAAGTGAGTACATACTATTTTAATTTCATTATTATTTAACGCATTTAATATTATTTTTCTTGTTACCTTTTTCATCTTAACCACTCCTTTTATATTCTATTAAATTTCTTTTCTGCTTCTGGTCTCCAAGTTCCAGCCATACATTCATCATAATGTTTAGCTATTTCTATTTGTCTTTTTATAGCTTCAACATCTTCTTTAGAATGGAACATTTCAAGTAAAATTTGATATCCTTCTAATTCAATTGCTTTCGAATTGTATACAAGTTCATCACTTACATATATTTTTCCAGCTTCATCTCTAAAAAATTTAACTCCTAAAAAATTGTGGTTCATTAATTCTTTTAACATTTTCATCACTCCTTGATTTTTTATTTAAGAAGTGATATAATCTAAGTAGTTGAAGCTAAGATTAAATCACTCTTAGTTTACCCCTCTGGGAGAGGGGGATAAATTACTTATCTTTTTTAGTAATTGTAATCGAGAACTGCCAAGAACCAATTACAATTATAAATTTGATTTTCATTTTATCACCTCCTTCCTTCGAGGTACTTCTATAATATCATACTTGTACAAGTATGTCAACACTTTTTTTAATTTTTTTTTATTTTTTTTCTAATTATCGATAAAATCATAATTTCAAGCAATAAAAAAAGATGGGGTAGCATAAAAACTACCCCATTATTTAATTTCTTCATCGAAATCTTTCTCTTTTAATTTTTCTGGTTTTATATCTTTTGGATCCGTATCTTTAGTATTACATTTATCTCCCTTGCATTGCTCTAATGCAATTTTTAATTTTTCAGGAATAGGCAATCCTAACTTGCTTGCATTCTCTATGACAGATAGAAACTCTGTTGCTACATAAAAAACTATAACTAAATTACGGATACCGACATTAGGTACAAGCTGCTCTATAACTGAGGAACATGAAACTATTATAAGTATAAAGACTTTCTTGCTTATCCCTTTATAGGCTCTAGCACTATTAACTGTTTTAGTTATGTATCCAGCCCAAATTCCAGTTACATAATCCACTAGCATAAGAAATACTAAGACTCTTACGGATAAGTCAAAACCCCCTAAAGCCCAAACAAGAACAGATATCCAACCAGTCCAAACCATAGCAATTCCATTTTTAGCACTTATTAAAAAATCTTCCAATTTACTCACCTCTTCTGAAATGGCTAGCTCCAAAAAATCTAACCATTCTGTACATTAAATTTCTTTTGATTACACCTACTCCCCATTCTGCCATAATCTCTAAGAATATTTTGTCAGCTTCTTCTCTAGTTACATCTAAAGTACATTTACTAGAATATAACCAGTCATGGACTACAGCCGCTCTCCCATGCTTGCCATAGCTATTGATTATGTTTCTAAAAACTCTTGGGACTGAGGCATAATCTGTTTTGAAACCTTTTGGGACTGTCACAAGTCCCTTAGACGTTCTGTAAGTATAATCTTCTAAAACTTCCCAATATTTATCGTCAATAGGTGTTGTATTTAATCTAGTCATTTCCATATTTTCCCTCCTTGCTTTCATAGAAATTAATTCTTTGTCTTAAAGTACTAAGGTATGCACTCATATACCGCATTTGGTCTTTTAAGTGCATTTTCTCTACTGGAGACAGATTTTCAAAAGTATCTGTAGTAAAGAATTTATCCAGCTTAATTATTTTTTCTTGTAAGTCATCTTTTTCTTTTATTATTCTTTCTAAAAAACTTTCCATATCTATCTCCTTTATTTATATGGGACTCTATCCGCACCTTTGATTTGCCAGTGTGGAGCATCTTTAAAAGTTCTCCAGCAATTTCCACCCCATTCAATACCATACTTTTCTAATAATCCAGCATTTTTAGCTGCATTATAGATATCTTGATAGTAATGGAAATCTTTCCAAGTTCCTTTATAAACATCCTTTTCTATAACCTTTTCTATTTTTTTTCCATTTTCCATAACAGATACTTTTACTTTTTCTTTTACTAAAACACCAATGTCTGTAGCATATCCTAGACCATTAAATTTAACTTGATGGTTGGACTTTAATTTATATCCATCTACATTGGTTACTTTAGTGCCAGGAGCAGTTCTGCCTTTTTGGTATAGCCTATTCTGCTCTTCCGCTGTTCTAACTCCAGCAGTTATCTTAAAGTTCCAGGGACTTATTTTTATAAGTTCTGTCATAAAATTTACCAGGTTTGGATGCACCCCTTTCAACATTTTTAAACTTGTTTCTGATAATGTATACATTTAAAATCACCTCCTAAAAATGACCTTGTGAAAGCCTGTTTAAGCCAATTAAAAAAAGGTAGCCATATAAAACTACCTTTAATTTATTTAATCCCATTTAATAGCTTCTAGTTCTTCAACTGTTGAAACTTCCCTTATTTTCTTAGTTATAGCAGTGTATTTGTTTTGAGCAGCAATAACTCTTAATATCCAAGAGAAGTAAATTAGATTTAATTCTCCCAATGAAATAGATGCAATAGAGTTATCTTTTAATCTCCATTGAGTTGGTAGCGATTTTAAAAGTTGCTTTAATTTCCCAGCTCTCATAGCCAATTTGATTTTTTCTTCTAGCTCTGCATCTACAAGAATACCTAAAGTACTTAATGCATCTTTAATTACATCATAATCTTCGATTTCTCCTGCCATATCTAAAGCCATCTTGACTCTCATAAAATTAACTTCATCATATTCTTGCATCTGGAATACTTTTCCATTATGCTCATATGAGCCAAACATCTTATCTAGCAGTATTTCTCTGAACTTGTGCCTGAAAGTTCTTTTAACATCTTCCATGTCTATATCCCAAGTATGTGTAGATGTGTTCCACGTATGATATGAGCTAGGCTGTGGTACAACCTTTAATTTCTTATTTTCTATATACTCTCCTGGGGCTAGTTGAACCTCGATATCTTCTTCGATTAATTCGTCTCTAGTCATCTCTCTTATAGTGTTTTTTGCTTCGTCATATGTTGGATATTTGAAAGCTTCATTTCTCTCAATTACAACATATTCTGAAGGGATAAGTTCTGGATAATCCAGGAATAAATTACCTTCCATGAATTGCATGACTTCATCTGCTGTTAAATTAACAGTGAAAGCAAGTCTTGATTTCTTCTCTTTTGAGTAAATATAAAACATAACATCTCTCCTTTCAAATGTGAATAGATTTTTAAATTTATTCAGATTTTTAATGGTTTGAATCACACTTTGAAGCTATTTGATAACATTTTCTTAGCTTTTGATAACAAGAATAAGTTAAAAAATAACTTCAAGCTTAATAAAAATAACATTAATTTCTTTATAAATTTAAAAATCT